GTTCGATTCAATGTTATTTCATTTACCATTAGCAGGATCTACATTTAAAAAAGTTTACTACGATACAAACATGGGAAGAGTTGTATCTAAATTTGTACCTGCAGATGAATTAGTTGTACCATACACAGCAACAAGTTTGGATGATGCGGAAGCCGTAATACATACTGTAAAAATCTCTGAAAACGAATTAAGAAAACAACAAGTCAGTGGTTTTTACAGAGATGTAGAATTAGGACCTCCAGGTGTTGCAACAAATAATGAATTAGAAAAAAAAGAACGTGAACTAGAAGGAACAAAAAGATCTGGTAAACAAGAACCAGTTTATACTTTGTTAGAGTGTCATGTTAATTTAGACTTAGAAGGTTTTGAGGAAGTTGATGCACAAGGTCAACCGACTGGAATAAAATTGCCCTACATAGTAACTGTAGAAGAAGGCAGCCGATTAGTTCTCTCTATACGGAGAAACTATGCGCCCGATGAGCCAAAGAAAAGTAAGATCCAATACTTCGTCCACTTCAAATTTCTGCCAGGACTAGGGTTTTACGGATTTGGACTCATTCATATGATTGGCGGATTGAGCAGAACGGCAACGTCTGCTCTCCGTCAATTATTAGATGCTGGTACGTTAGCAAACTTACCTGCAGGATTTAAACAAAGAGGCGTTAGAGTTAGAGATGAAGCATCACCAATACAACCAGGTGAATTTAAAGATGTAGATGCACCAGGTGGTAATTTAAGAGAAGCTTTCTTTCCATTACCGTATAAAGAACCATCACCAACACTATTACAATTATTAGGAGTTGTTGTACAAGCAGGTCAAAGATTTGCTGCAATAGCTGATATGCAAGTTGGTGACACAAAACAAAATGCAGCTGTAGGAACTACGATTGCATTATTAGAACGTGGATCAAGAGTTATGTCTGCAATACACAAAAGATTGTATGCAGCTATGAAACAAGAATTTAAATTATTATCAAAAGTTATTTCACAATACTTACCACCAGAATATCCTTACGATGTAATTGGTGGTGCAAGAACAATTAAACAAGCTGACTTTGATGATAGAATAGATGTAGTGCCAGTTGCTGATCCAAATATATTTTCTATGTCACAGAGAATCACACTTGCACAAACACAATTACAACTTGCAACATCACAACCACAAATTCATAACTTGTACCAAGTATACAGAAGCATGTACGAAGCAATCGGTGTAAAAAATATTGATGCAGTATTACCACCGCCTCCGCCAAATGCACCAAAAGATCCTTCATTAGAACATATTGATGCAATGGCAATGAAACCTTTCCAAGCTTTTCCTGGTCAAGACCACCAAGCACACATAACTGCACACTTAAATTTTATGTCAACAAACATGGTAAGAAACAATCCACCAATTATGGCTGCAAT